GGTATACCGAACGGTTCGAAGGTATCCCGATGCGCCGATGCGACAGTCTGTCCGCTGATGAAGCGGCGCTTACTTAGACCCCGGCAAAAGGAGAAAGCTTATGTGGTTGGATGAACGACTTGAATTTGCCGATGATACGGATGTTTCGGCTTCTGCCGGAACGGCATTGATCGGTGATGTGATTGATCTGTCGGTCGCGCGTGATGTTGGTAATGGCCAGCCGGTATACCTGTGCATTCGTACTGGTGGAACGGAAATCATTACCGGCGGCTCTGCTGGAACGCTTTTGTTTCAATTGGCGTCAGATGCGGCAGCTGCGATTGCGGTTGATGGGACGGCAACTGTGCATCTGCAAACGGATCAGCTTGTGACTGATGATTCAGCTGCGAATGCAGCGCAGTTCAATGTCGGTGGTACGATCTTTTTTGGGGTGCTTCCCATGGAAGGTGTAACGTATGAACGCTACCTTGGTGTCCTGGCTGTGACTGCCACGACTACGACTACGGCAGGCACTATCAATGCGTTTCTGACTCTTGATCCTTCTGGGTGGAAGTCATACGCGGATGCTACTAACTAAAGGTTAATTGAGGGGTGGGGGTAATCTTCATCCCTCAATAGCTTTGCTTCTGAAAGGAGACAATCCATGAAAGTTCGATTCGTTAATAAATGGATTGTGCCGGGGTTTGGAAGGAATCGTTTTCCTATTGGGTATGTTGACGATGTGCCTGCTATTTTGAGGGATGTTCTTCCTACGTCTGCCACAATCTTGCCGGATGATTTTCAAGAACGGGACGATATGAAAGTTGCTGAAGTTGTGGCAGCGGATCGATTCTTGGCAGAGCAGAATGCTGCCAATAAAACCGTAGCTGTTATGAATGCTTCGGGGATGGATGGGTGGGCAGATGCGACTGATCCGAATGTTGGTCCTCAATCTGTGTCTCGAGCATCGGAAGATGAGCTGGCTCAGGACGTTGCTAAGAAGCAATTTAAATCCAGACGTAAATCGAAACGCAAAGGAGCGTAATCATGAAGATGTTTTGGACATCTGTTATCGCGGTAGTGTTTGCTGTGACGCTAACTATGCCTGCTCATGCAGCGCGACAGCTTGGTTTCATCGTCGGCGCAGCTACTGTCGATGATGTTACGACTACAGCCTGTACCAAGGGTCTAAAGCAAACCGTTACCGGTGTTGCTAACGGTGTTGATATGGATCAGGTATGGCAGTTGGAAAAACAGATTGGTTCTCCTGGTTCCGGTGCATGGGGGGCTGTCGGTGGTTTTACTGATGTTTTCCCCACTGCTCAGGGTGCTGCTGCTGTTGGTGGTGCTGCTCAGATTATGCGGTATGTATCTCCCGAACCTGCGTGCTTTAGGCTACGTATGAAGACTGATGGCGGTGGAACTGGCCAAATTCAGTTGATTACGGATGGTGATGTTCCGACTGAGTGGAATTCAACTGCGGCCCAACAGCGAACACATTATCGTCATTTTGATGACTTCAGCCATGGCACTCTCCCAATTACCACAACGCACAATGGTAACACGCCTTCGTATATCGTACATATTGGGTCAGGTGCAAATGCGGTATTGTCGGTGATCGAAGGCGAAGCCGAAGGTGCCATGACTTTCAGTAGCGGAGATAGCGGCACTAACGATACTGATCTTTCCTGTGGCACCTATGGCTTGCTTACGAATGGTGCTTTAGTGAGTGATGGTTTGACTGTTGTTGAGATGCGCGCATCTATGAGTCAGATTACCGATGGGCGTGTGAATATTGGCTTGCAGGATGTTATTTCCGCTGCTACGGAAGTCGAAGCATTCCAGGCTAATACCAATGTCGTTGTTGAAGGTAATGCAGCTTCTATGGCTGATGCTGCTACATTCTTGTTTGACACCGATGCGATGAATGCCCGTACTGATACGTGGATGGTAGCTTCTATTAGCGGTAATACCCTCGGAAATGCTTCCGATGAGTATTCCATCCCGCATTCACCTGTTGCCAGTACCTATGCCGTGTTCAGGATCGAAATCAGTGCGAGTGGGCATGTGTTCTGGTACTACAACGGAACTCTCGTTGCTGCGGAGCCGAATGGTGTGGCCACGTCTGCTGTGTTGATCCCTGGCTGGTGTGCCGGTTCAGCGGATGATGCGACAGGAACGGTCAATAAATTGTATATTGACTATATCGACTTCTGGGCTGCTCGTTCGACGACTGCTAGCTAAGTTTAGCTTCAGAGAAAAGTACCCGCAGGATGGGTACTTTTCTCTCTTGAGCAAATGTTGGTCTGGAGCTTGGAGGAGTATGATCCTTGGCTGATCTTTCCATCAGCGAAGTCAGCATATGCAACATGGCTTTATCGCTTGTTGGTGCGTCTTCTAGTATCGAATCATTAACAGAAGACAGTGCAGAGGCTAATGAGTGTAATATCTGGTATACGTTTTCGCGGCGGTTAGCTCTTGCTGCCAATGACTGGAGTTTTGCTCGTAGGCGTCAAACACTGGCTACTCATGGTGATGTTCCGCCTGATGGAGTATGGGGTTATCGTTATCAGTATCCTTCTGATTGCGTTCGTATGCGTAAAATACAGCATCCTGTCAGCGGAGTTGGGGTATGGTCTCCTGAAACCAGGGATCTTGTAGCAGCTGCGGATGCTATTCCTTTCTCAATAGAGCTTGATGACGATCAGGATACCAAAAGTATCCTGACAAACCTTGATAATGCTATCGGGGTCTACACTATGGATTTAACTACGGTTACGTTATTCTCGGAATTTTTCGTGGTCATGTTTGCAGAAGCATTGGCTGCAAAAGTTGCTTGGCCTTTAACCAAGAAAACGAAACTAGTTGATCTAAGAAATGCATCTTTTGCTCGTTTGGCAGTTGCTGCGGCGGCATCTGATGGTAACGAACAGGTAGCTCCTCCTCCGAAAGACGCGGACTGGCACAGGGGAAGGTAAATGGTTGGAACCTTTATCCAGCCATCATTTGCCAAAGGGGAAATTGGTCCTGCGCTATATGGCCGGGTTGATACTGCTGCTTATCAGGTAGCTCTTCGAACAGCGTTGAACTGTATCATTCATACCCATGGTGGTGTGAGTAATCGTTCTGGTACGCAATTCATTTGTCCGGTCAAGACGCATACTACTGAGCCGGTGCTATTTGATTTCCAGTTCAAAGCGACTGATACTTACATTATTGAAATGGGTAATCTCTATATGAGATTCATCAGAAATGATGAACAGGTATTAGAGACTACCAAAACAATTTCTGGTGCTACAGCAGCAAATCCTGTTGTGGTAACTGCCACATCTCATGGCTATAGCAATGGCGATCATGTGTTTATCGCGGCTGTTGTAGGGATGGTGGAATTAAATAATAGGTGGTTTCAGGTAGCGAATAAAGCAACTAATACGTTTGAGCTGACAAGCGTGTACGATGGGGGATCTTCTAATATTAATGGGTCTGCTTTTACTGCATATTCCAGTGCCGGTACAGCGGGAAAAGTTTATGAAGTGACGACAACCTACGCCACAGCAGATCTTCCTAAACTGAAGTGGACTCAATCGGCAGACACGATCACGGTAACGCATCCGACGTACCCAGTCCGGGAGATCACCCGCACAGATCATAATGCTTGGACGATTACTGATGTTTCCTTTACGCCAGCTATTGCTGATCCAGCTAGCGTAGCGGTGACGGTAAATGGTGCTGATAATGATATTAACTGGAAATATAAAATTACGGCAATCAAGGCTGAAACTTTTGAAGAAAGCCTTGCCGGAACTGGCACCGGTTTGAATGTATCCAGCATTAATAACCTGGATCCAGTCAGTGTGGCCATCACAGGGCATGATTTGATAACAGGAGATGAGGTTGAGTTCACTGGCTTAACTGAGATGACGGAGCTAAATGGGCGTCGATTTATAATCACCAAAACCAATGCTGATGCATTCACTTTGGATGGTGAAGATGGGACTAGTTATACCGATGAAAGCACCGGGGGTTCGAATACTTGCTATGGCACGTTCGATACAGCAGGGACGCAGGCGGCTCCTACTGGAACGACCATCCCCGATAACACCATCACCTGGGCCGCAGTCACCGGAGCCGTTAAATACACCATCTATCGAGCGAAGGGGGGCCGTGTGGATTATGGCTTCCTTGCGGAAACTAATGAGCTGACGTTCACGGATGATACGACTGCGGAGAAATTAACCGATCTTGATATTACGCCTCCTAGCGCTCGGAATCCTTTTCGGGTAGCAACAGAATATCCTGGTGCAGTTGGATACTATCAACAGCGTAGAGTTTTCGGAGGGTCAACAGATAAACCGGATACACAATATTATTCTCAGATCGGGAATCAAAATAATTTTAATGTATCCCGGCCTTTACAGGCTAATGATGCTATCACAGCTACTTTGAATGCTAAAAAAGTGAATGAGATTCGTCATTTCGTTCCTACTACGGATTTAATAGTTTTGACTGATGGAGCGGAGTGGCGCATTAGTTCTGGAGATAACGTATCTTTCACGGCTGATACGCTTACTCAGGAACCACAGACGCATTGGGGGTCGAGTCATCTTCCACCATTCCTCGCTGGTCAGATTATTTTATATGTACAGGAAAACAATATCGCTATTCGTAGTCTCGGATACCAATTAAGTATCGATGGCTACACTGGAAC